CATTTTCAATAGTAAATTTACTAAGTTGGGTTTCTATGTTACCTTGTCTTAAATCAAAGATTAAATAGGTGTTATTATGAATGTGATTTTTTATAAGATTGTAATATGTATCAATCGGATAATGAAACCCGCAACTTTTAATACTATAAATTAGATCAAATTTAACTTTAGGATCAATTGAAATATTATTAGCATCAATAAAAACAAAAGACATATTCCTTTCCAAGTAATCTTTTTTTAAGTCGCTAATTTTATTATAAAATCTAAAATTATCAGCAGAGCCGTATTTAAACTCTCGTCGTTTATTAACATCAGGTTCAAAATCACCGTCTAATAAAAATAATTCACTATTATATTTTTTTTGAAATAATTCTGACTCTCTTGCAAAGCCACACCCTATATCTAATATGTTTTTTGGGCTTAATTTTAGATAGTTATCTAGAATAGTAAAAAATAATCTTTTTTCTGCTATGTGGTAATCACTTTGCCATTTCTCTTTCCAGTTTACTAATTTTTTTTTCATAAACTTGCATCTTCCATTCCGGCGACTCTAAGTTTAACTACGTTTGTAATTTGCCATTGCTTTTGATCAAGAGCCTTAAGAACACCTAACCATTTGTTTCGCATCAGTGCAAATTCATTGATAATCTTTTCATAGTCAACAACGTCTGCTTCACCGTCAACGTATTTTTCAACGTCACGGCTTGACAGGACTCGTTGATAGTTTTCAAGATATTTTTTAAAATAAGAACTGCGCAATCTACGCAGTTCTATATTTAGATAATTTAGAATTGCTTCAATTTCTTGAAGTTGATTAAAACGATGCTCAACAATACCAGGCATTGCTGCCGCGGCACGTTCAACATTGCCGGACAATTTTACTTCTTGTTTTGCTTCTGCAAGTTCGGTTTCGAAGTATTGTACAGCAGTTGGAATTTTTGAAATATCTCTAGATACTTCTGAGTACCATCCCATTAATAATCCTCTTCATCATCGTCGTCAATATCTAAGTAATAATTTACAGCCTGATCTAGATTAACATCGTGTCCTAAAACTGATACTAATACTTGATCGTCGACGCCGTAATCTGCTAGTAAGTCAATATACCTTTCGGCAGCATGTTCAATATGTTTTTTCTCAACATATTCTCTAAACAAATTCCAAACGTCGATAATTTCTTCCTCACTCATTTACTACTGGCTCCTCTGAATCAAAAGTTTCTTCTTCAGAGGTATTTATTTCGTTGAGAAGTTTTGTCTCATAATCCGACATAACTGTATCAAGTAATTCACCAGTCCACTTTTTACGGTAGTCTAGTAGTTCTTCGCCTTCGCTTGTTACGTATCTAAGCCTATTGCCGCTTTTTTCAATAACGCCTTTTGCTTCAAACAATTCAAGCAAGCCGCTATATGGATTCATACCTGTTTCGTATGGAATCTTAACTTGTACACCTTCAAACGGTTTAGCATAACGTGTTTTCATAACCTTACAGGCTGCACGAATACCACGTACTTCACTAATCTTGTTGCCATCTTCATCTTCTTTTAGTTTCAACTTCTTCATTGCAACTACAATAGATGATGCATAGATAAAGCCTTGACCGCCTGAAATCTTGTCATCTGGATCAAACATATCTTGTGATGCGTATGTGTGGTTAGTACACACCATGCCAACATTGTGACTACCAAACATATTAACAGTGTTACGCACAAGTGATGTTAGTGCTTTAGGCTTACGACCCATATCACCTTTCATGTCGCCTTTGTTAAACTGATCTACGTCAGTAGGTGTTAGCAACATACCCAGTGAGTCAACAACAAACAATACTTTAGGACGATCTTCTTCGTTCATTGCTTTGTAGTCTGTCATAAACGTTGAAATAGTTTTTGCTACGTCATCGATCATTGACATGTTAAGTTTTAGTAGTTTATCTTCTGCTGTATCTACTTCAAGTGCTTGCAGCCATGCTTCGTCGAGTGCGTTTTCTGAGTCAATAAGAACTACAAAAATACCCTGTTCTTGTGCTGCCTTTACAATGTTACCTGAACAGATATATGATTTGCCTGCACCACTTTCGCCTGCAAATACTGTTACCTTGCCCATTGGTACACCTTTATGAAAATCACCTGAGATAAGGTAATTGAGTGCATAATTGCCTGTGCTGATCCAATCAGTAGGATCATTAAAGCCGGCGCTCATGCCTTGAATTGATTTTGTCAAAGAATTACGAAACTTTGACGGATCGAATGCTTTTGTTGCCATGTTATTCTCCTATACTAAAAAGCGTAAAGTAACCCCCCGATTTGAGCAGACTATGTCCTAGGCTTGGGGGGTATTGTTAATTACTGTGCTTGACGTGATCTAATCATTGCAAGAATATCTTCTGCGCCGCCACTTTCTGCAGGAGCCGCTTCAGCCGCTGGTGCTGGAGTTGCTTCTGGTGCTGCCTCTGCTACTGGAGCAGGTGCTGCCTCTGCCTTTGGAGCAGGAGTAGTTGCTGCCGGGGTGTTAGGATCACCTGTACGCTGTGCCATACCTGCAGGACGGAAGTATTGACTCCACTTTTCTGCATCGTATGCTTCACCATCTACTGATGCTTCAAACATTTCTTTAATGACTTGAATTTCAACGTCTGTTGGCTTTTTAGGTAGGAAGTCACTTAGATTAAACAAACCATTTGTGTTAACTGCATTCATTTCTGCATCACCTAATGGACGCTCTCTACGTGCCCAGTTAGATGTTGAATAGTCTGCGTAGCCGCCTTTTGAAGTTTTAGTAAGACGGAAGTCTACACCTGCTGTGTAATCTGTTGGCAACTCTTCCATGTCTGGATCCATTAGTGCCGCTTTAATGATTTGAAAAATCTGCGGTCCAATAATAAATCTACGAATTGGATTTTCCGGAGTTTTATCTTCTGCTAAAGGATTGTCAGTTACAAAGCCTTGGAAAATGTACGAACGCTTCTTCCAATATTTGCGACCCATGTCTTCTAGTGAAGGATCTTTAAACCAACCGCGTACTTCGCTTAAGATCGGGCAAGTTTCGCCATACATTTCCATACATGGTACTTGTACTTGAACTGGACGCGAGTCAGTTTCACCTTTCACACCAGCAAATGGAAGTTTGATCATCAAACGTTCTTGCCAGAAGAAAGTGTTGTTTTCATCCCCATCAGGAAGGAATCGAATGGTTGATTGCTCACCTTCTTTCATATTCCAAAATGGGAAAATTGCGTTGTCTCCGGGACCGGATGAATTGTTTCCGCTTGTGCGGTTTTCTTGTTCTTTCAGTTTTGCTCTGATTTCTGCTAAAGATGCCATAGTTTTGCCTCCTATAATATGCCTATGTCTTTGTGCCTTTAATTTGTGTAGCACAATATAATACTACACTCAGTTATTTATCATGTCAAGCGTTTTTTGTTAAAAATATGAATCTTCCGAATTTAGTCCGGCTTCTCTAACGTTTTTACAATTAAAATCTTCTTTTTGCTCAACCCAATTAATAATTTGGTCAGCAAACACACTATGTTGTTCGTGTGTCATATGATTGTTCAATGAAAAATGCCTGTGATTTTCTGAAGTAAACAATATACCATTTTTTGCTAATTGAAAGTTTTCGGTGTCATTAATTTTGAATCTTAATTGTACAGCCATAGGATTCATGTAAGGATCATCAAAAATTGGAATAACTAAAACTTTTTTAAAATGCGATGACAACTCTTTTAGAAAAAGACAAGTTTTTACTACATCATACATTTCTTTCTTATTATAAAAAACATATTCTCTAAAAAAATTGTGTAAAAATTTATAAAATTGGGGGTGACTAGATGCAAACTTTTTCTGTTGTTTTTTATCATCACCAAATAAAATTTCTTTTGGTAATACTTGGTCGCCAGGTTTTAAAAACCTAAAGTTGTATCTTGAATAACCTGAAATTAAAAATATTAAATTTGTGTCGAGCAATTGTGTTCTAGGAATACTTACTATTTTTTCTAGCAGTATTTTTTCTTGATACTCAGGACCAGAACCTGACTGGGCGTAGTTTTCTGTATCATAAGTTTTGTGAATTATTGCAGGCCAAGTTGCCGGATCCGGAAATAGTTGAGCATAACTATCTCCAAAGATCCAAACTTTTTCTTTCATTATCTAATACCGGCTAGTT